ATTTTTAAATTATATTCCCAATAAAAATCATTGACAGACAAAATTGACGAATCAATAGGATTAATAAAATTTATATTGTCAGTATTTTCATTCGCAAAAAAATCGTCAATATAATAATTTGAATAATCAGGGCGTGAAGCAAAGGTAATTCTATCCGGTGAATCATTGATTAATGGTATATCAGTTGAGCAAACACTATTATAACAAGCCTTTATAGTAGTATCTAATAAAATAATATCTATTGGCACCCAAGTATTTAATGTGGTTGCGCCGGAAAATACCGTAGTTGTCGCAGTAGAATTTCCCAAGGTACCATTTGTCAACAATACTTGAGAGTTTGAAAAATATAATGTCCATGACCTTAAATTAGTTGACGGTGCAGTGTACTCCGCGCCGTAAATTGAATTGTCTGCTGTTATAGTATTGTCTAAAGTTGAAAAATTAATATTAAAAGAAGCGGTACTAAATGCTATATCGTCTTGCAAATATCTAGCATATGATGTTTGTCCAGTATCAGCCGTACCAGTAATATACAACGAGTAAGGATTAGAATTATAGCGAAAAGAAGAAACGAACGGATATGCACTAACGCTCGCAGATGTTGACCAAGCAGAAGATTGATAAATTGCATATGTGTTTGAATAGCTATCAAAATTATCTGAATATGCCAAAGAAAATTTTGCAAAAGAAAAGCTAATTGCAACTAATACTAATACAAGGTAATATTTCCACCATCGGCTAAACTTAAAAAGTAGAATTTTAAAAAATTTCATCTTTTTAAATTAAAAATTTCTTTTATAAAATTTTTAAAAAATTTCGCCGACCAAGTGACTAATAAAAATATCAAAAAAATATCAAAAATTCCTATTATAATATCGTATGTGAATTTTGAAATATATGATAAAATCATAAAATTTTTTAGGCGCGCGCCTATATAGATAGGCGCGCGCCACCTGTTAGCGACCTTTTCCAGTTGCAATGTGAGTCAATCTATACATTAACCCAATAATACCGGACAAAACAATAACTAACAAAATGTACGGCCAATATGTAGTAAATACTGTCGTCACAAAGCTAATTGTGGTATTTACTATAACCGCGCCCAATGTATCTAATGTACTTGTTGCTGTTGGCATAGTATTTTTTTATTTTTTTATTTATTTTAATCGCGACCTTTTTTATTTTAAACGAAATCTTTTAATAAAAAATTAAATAATAGCTAATAAGTAAAACAAAACAGAATAATGGTATAATAAAAATTGAAAAAATGGCTTGATCTAAAAACATAATTAATATTTATATTTGCCTGTTATTCCTCTACTTTTTTTTATTTTCTTTTTTTTATAATACAATGTCATTGTCGGCGTGACAATTATGTCATCATAATCTATTGTTTTTTTTATTTTATTTTTTTTCATAATTTTTTATTTTTCTTTAAAAATGATAAAAAGAAAGTTATGATAATTAATAAACAAATTGTCATAATCATATAAACAAATTTAAAAAGAAAAAATGGTATATTGTAGGTTGCGCTAGTAATTGTTATGTTATCATCAATTTTTGTTGTAGTTGCATTATAATAAATTACGCCAATATCATCACCGCTTGCAGATGACGTACTAGTTGCAGATGACGTACTAGTTGCTATGGTTAAAAGTAAATACGGTTCGTTTTCATAACCACCGATTGAAGGATAAAAATAAAATGGTTCATACCAGTTTTGTTCAGGTGGTGTTGTACTAGCTACGTCAAAATTTATTTCCCTAAAAGATACGGCATTAATTCCGTCATATAAATTTGCGATTCCTGTTTCATTTAAAACAAATTCATTATAACCAAGAGTAATATCTTGATCTGATATTGTGTCTGTTATAATTGTATCATCTACCAATCCAAAAGATGAATTTTCATTAACATCAGTATATGTACTTTTAGTAAAACCAAACTCATTAAAATTTGTACTACTGGCTAATGTTTCACCGTAATATTTTAAAAATATTGATCCACTTTCTATCTCGCCAATACCAGTTAAATCAAAGGACATAAAACCGCGACTAATTAAAAAAATAGTACCGTCAATATTTATATTATTGGCCGTTGCATAAATTGCGCCTATATAATCTTCTCCGTTTGTTTTCTCTCGCGCATCGCTAAGGCTAGAACTTGAGTAAGCCATCCAGCTACCATCGCGGTATCCTAAAAAATCATAAGCATACGCATAATTAGAAAAAAATAAAGATAATGTCTGGCTATTTATTTTTTCAAAATTTTCTGGTGTTGTTTTTTGTGTTAATACCTCTTGAATCTGGCCATTGTCATTTTTAAAGAACTTATTATTAGCATAAACTTTTACTTTATTTCCAATTTTTTCTTTATTGCTATATTTATCATTTCCATTAAAAATAATATTACTTCCGTCAATTTCATTTCCAAGCGTTGAATAATAAATTTCTTCCCCGCCGGCGACCACTTTTCCTTTTGCATTTATTGAACTTGACGTTTTAGTTTCGCTATATAAAATATCATTATTTTTTTGTATAATTTGCGCCCAGCAAATCACCGCAAAAAAATATAGAGTCAATAATATTAAACTAAAAATTATTAAAAATTTTTTCATTTTTTTTCCTAAGTCGCGACTCTCCCTCAGCGCCAGTCGCGACTTTAGCTTATCATATTTTATTAAATTTGTCAAATAATTTAATTGTTTGTACTCATATTTGTAATTTAATTTTAAAAGCAATATAAGTAAATATTAAGCTAAATATTATAGTAAGCATAAAAATTATGATTATCCTCATATTAAAAGCCTTAGTTTGAGAAAATTTGGGTAAAAATTTGGTCAAAAATATTTCTTGTTTAGCTTTATTCTTCCTTGCTTTCCTGTATTCAATATTAAAAAGTCTTCAATTTTTTCTATCGTTCTCGCGCCTGCGCCAGGCGCTCATATTATGTTAAAATACGCCGGTAGCTTAGAATCCGGCTCTTTTAGCGAGCCAGATTCTAACCGGCTAATCGCTGATTACGCCGGTAGCTTGCTTATTAAGCGTAAGCACAAAAAAATATTTTGGCAATACCACTATATGTTGTGGTCAAAATTAAATCATACCACTATATGTTGTGTTTCGTTTTTTGTTCGCTAAAATCAATGGCCTAAAAATTATTTATTGTTGATAACTATGTGCAAAAGTTGTTAAAAACTACTAATATTAAATAAAAATACAAATAAAACCAACCCACTAATATAATGGTTTGGTTTATAACAATTCATTAAATTTGTATTTATTCCCTTTAATAATCAATATATTGTAGTCAAAATCAATTATGACCACTATATATGGTGTTCATAAGGAATAAATGGCCAGGCCAGCTATTGCTAATAACAGCCGAACGTACTGTCTTTTTAAAGCTAATAGCTAGCCGGGTCATTAATCCCATTGTTTAATAAATTCCTCAAATGCTCGTTTAAAAGCCTTAAAATCTTCCGGTTTTATGCGGACTATGTCGCGTATTTCTACCGGTATCTTTTCATCAACTGGTATATATCTTATAGACGTGCTTTTCCCGAATTGATCAACTCCCGGCTGTACACTTTCGCTATCCATTGTCCGTTCTTCTCTTTTAATTTTTTCTCGTATTTTATTTTGCATACAAATCTTTCAAAGCCTATATCTGCATAAGTATTATATAACTCTTTTGTCCAATATTTTGAAAGCCAGAATAATTTTGGCCGGCCGGTGATTTCCCAAGTAAGCCTATCACTATCAACTAATCGCCTTTGTTTCTTAGTTATTTTTATTAATTGTAAAATCGGCTTAACTCTATCATTTTTTGGAAACCTAAACAAGCTCTTACAGTTAAATAACTCATGAATATTACTACGTATTCTAACGTCAATGTGTGCTATGTCTTGCGTGGTTGAAACTATATCAAGAAAATGTTTGCGGTGTTGCGCTATTTTTTCGGCAAAACTTATTGGCAACGATCCCCACCGCCTTGCGTCAAACAATTTTTGGCCTTCATCAATGCCTATAACACCATGTGAAATGTGAAATAACTCATCTAATTGATGCCACCTAATCACACCGTCATTATTGTCATTAAAAAATACCGGAAAATTTAAATAAACATCTGCCCCCTGTTTCCAGTCTTTATGGATTAAGCGCGTCATAAACCAAGTTTTGCCTGATCCGGTTAAGCCAGTAATAACTGTTATCATAATTTTATTTCACCGCTACCTCTAAGCCAATTAAATATATAAATTAATAATCTTGCGCCATAATAATATATTAAAAAATTTATAAATAAATTTAAACAGAAAAATAAAGTATCTATCGGAAAAATGAAATTAATAATTGTTATACTATTTATTAAATAAGTAATTCCATTTAAAATTGAATCTGGCCAAATTGAATAATGTGGCAACCAATAACCTAATGCCTCCAAAATTGTATTAAGTAAAATTAATAAAAAATCTATCACCATATAATTAATAAAATTGCACTAACTATTAATCCGTATAATAAATAACTTATTGTATTTCTTAATAAATTTGCATTAGACGATCCGATAAAACTTGACATTGTAGAAGATCCAAGCAATGGTTGGATATAATATTCCGTTGTTGTTCCTGTTTTTCTAATATTCGGCAATCCAACGGTTTGATTATTATTTATTGTACTGCTTGCAAAAGCGTTTTTTGTTGTACTTGCTAAATCAAAAAATGTATTGAACGGAAAAACTAACGTAAAATTATTATACTGTGTATAAAATTGATCTAGATTATATTGATGTGGTGAAAATGTATAGCAAGTTGCTGATCTTAAAGCGCAATTTACACCATTGCCAATTTGTCCAATCCAGTCTGTTGCTGTTGCAATATCATTGCATAATCCGGAACACCACGCTGACGGATTAATCGCTGTTGTTGTTGCTATTCCAAAAGTTAAAGTGTCATAAGCTAAAGTGTCTGTTGTTCCGTTTGAATAAACACCTTTTAGAGTTATAACAGCCTGATAACTACCTAATTGATTCGGAAAAGACATCTGGTCAGTTATTTGTTCATTATAAAACGTATTAGGTACAAAAGTGTTCATCGGTTCGCGTAAAACCGATAAGGTATTCGTAGCGTCAACAACGCCACCAGTGTAATGGAAAAATCCTAAATCAACATTTAAAAATTCGTAAGTTGTCCAATAGCTACTTGTTGCAATTTTTAAATTATATTCCCAATAAAAATCATTGACAGACAAAATTGACGAATCAATAGGATTAATAAAATTTATATTGTCAGTATTTTCATTCGCAAAAAAATCGTCAATATAATAATTTGAATAAT